GGCCAAGGACATCGATGCGATGTACAGCCCCAGGTCGCTTTCTTCGTCCGCGAGGCCTCTGAAGCCACCGTCGCCATACGCCGTTTGAGCCATACGCTAATAAAACATCAAATTTCCTCGGTGTTCAAGTTAAACTTACTAGGGAAACCGTGGCGCTAATGGTCGTCACCCGCACGCCATCTGAAATGCTGCTCGATGATGTCCTGGGATCCCAGCATTGAGCGGCGGAATATTCGCCCGCCAGGGCGATGTCCATGGTATCAGTCCCGGCCAGCCGGCCGAGGATTTCATGCGCCCAGGTGTCCACCTCGGCCTGGGTGGTTTCTTCCGGAAGGGTCCGGAGGTCCACCGTGGCGGTCCCGTCGAAATTGCCCAAAAGGACCGGATGCTCTGCGAAGTCTGAGAATCTCACAACTCCGTAGGGTTTCTCGGCGGTTTCCGATGCGCCGGCGGCGTGGAATGTAAGCCCGGAAATGTCTCCCAGGTCAACCGCCAGTAGTTCGCTGCAGAGTTGCTCGTTCATCTTTGTTCCTTTTCACGGCGTTTGATGGCCTTCTGGTACCACTTCAGGGTGGTATCCTGGGCATCATCAAAGGCCTGAACCTGACTGGCGAGACTCAAAAGGCCTTCAATATTGATGGCGTAGTTTGTCAGGAAGACATTGCGCCGGTCCCCGTCCCACCGGGCCGTTCCCATCCTCATGTGTTTCTGAGCCCACGAGGCGACATTCTTTCCGATCTTGGCCCGGTCTGGGCCAGACTGTAGCCGCCCGGCCGCCACTCCGGCGCCCAGCCATCCGCCCTTGTGAATCCCCACCCGCTTGCGGCGGGCCGTCATGGCCCGGTTGAAAGCGGCATTACTCACCACAATCATCGATGACCAGGGAAGATTGGCGGGCGGGTTGGCCTTGCCTCCTCTCATTCTATCGATGTGACGATTGATTTCGGCGGCGTCAGATTTCAACTGGCCGGGCTGGACTTCGTTCCAGCTTCCATATTTCAGTTTCACCCGGGCGCCGCGGCCGCCTTGTTTCAGTCTCCTCAGAAGCTCCGGGCGCCTCGGGGGAATCACGTAGCAGACCCGGCGGGCCGAGCGTTCCATGCTCTTCTCTATTGTCTCCTTTGCCTTGGCCGTTAGTCCCCAAGGCTGGGTCTTGTTGGCAAGGTCTTTACCGAAACGCACCGCGAGCCGGGCGGTGGCCTGGCTGGCATCCTCCGAGAATTTCTTGGCCAGGCGCTCCATGGTGATTCCAGGGTCTTCCTCAAATTGCAGCTTCATATCCCCTGCTGGTCGTCCCTGAGTGCGATGGTATAGAGCCCACCGTTCTCCGTTATCCCCGCGATCCGGAAGTCCTCGCCGGCGTAGTTCGCCAGCTTGTTCACATAAGACAGGGCCGGGTCTGAGTATTCCGAAAGGAATTCCTCGGTGGTGACTACCACCTGGAGCGTGCTCTCCGGTTCGGCCACGTCGTCAGGATAGTCCTCACCCCGCGAGATGTCGCCTCTGATGGCTTCTACGCCGCCGCCGCCGTCAATGTGGAGTGAATCACTCCCAAGGACATCCGAGGCCGTACGCGCCAAGCTCCGCGCAAGGCCGGCCAGAATTCCCGGCTTCACCCTTTACGGCGTCCGGCTTTCTTCGCGGCCTTCTTTGCCGGGGCGGCCTTTTTCGCCGGGGCGGCCGGTTTGCTGGCCATGGCCGCATTGACCGCGGCCTCTGCTTTGTCAACCGCGGCCTGGGCGTCCGCAACGATTGCGGCGGCCTTGGCCTCGGCGGTGGCGAGTTCGCCGGCCTTCATTTCGGCGGCCTGGCTGGCGGCCGCTATCCGGCCATCAATGGCGGCGGGTTGGGCGGCCAGGGTTGCTCTCCGGTCCTCCAGAATTTTGTTCATATCCGAGAGGCCGGCGGCGGAATAGTCCGCGGTCGAATACGTGCAAGCCACTCCGGCGCCACTCTTGATTGATTGCGCCGCGGCGATTGCGGCCGCCTCGACGTGGCCAGGGGAACCGATGGCAAGAACCTTGGCGGACCAGTCCTCCTCGGTCCCCATGAACTGAACCGCGATGGCCGCCGGAGCTCGCATTGTATTATGCGGATTCTTGGAGGGTCAGGGCGCCGGCGTCCGATACTGCGATCCCGTAGCAGATTGCAAGGGATGCGTACTGAGCCCGGGAGGCGGTGTCCGCCCAGACAGCAAGCTCGACGTTAAGGCCGCCCGGAATCTCCAAAGTCTCGATCCGGCCGCTATTGTTGATGGCATCCCTGACTGCCGGCGAGCGAAGCGGCACGCCGTGATGGACAACCATGGCCTGTGGGGAACAAGCGAAGCCATAGGCGTTGGTCTCAATGTTCGTCAAATAGGTGTTGCTGTGGATTCCATCGAATCCAAAGGCGCCCTCGGTGGATAGCTGAAAGCTGTTCTTGTCACTGGGGAGGAGAGAGGAAAGGGCGGTCTTATCCAACACCAGGTGAATTGGCTCCGTCCCATTATTGATCGAGGCCCAGAGTGCCTGGCGATTGCCGGGGCCGAAACTTGCCTGGGGAATTACGGCCACCGTGTTGGTGAAGGTGGCGGCCTGGAGCAGAGTATTGACTGCGCCCCAAATCGTTTCGGAGAGTGCCTGGGCATTGCGGCCCGGCCCCGTTGCGAAGCGTTGGCCCTCTAGTTGCTCCTCGGATGTTATCACCCACGAGATCGAATACTCGTTCATCGTGATGGCGGCATTGTTATTGTCGCTCCCCACGTTGGTCTGGTAGTCTGTTGAGTTGGTCTGAACTGCCGAGGCGTCCTTGGAGATTTCCACCTGGATGGTATTCGTGCCAGTGGGCACTCCACCCGGGATGGCCTCCAGAGAGAAGGCGCGGTGGGGTGCGAATTCATTGCCGAGCTTCACAATGAAGCGATCAGCGAGGCGGTCAATAACTAGATCAGCGTCTAAGGCCATGGGTCAGTGGTGGTGGAGATTATTGTGAAGCGGTGAAGCGGGCCAGGGCGTCCTTGTTCTTTTCAGCGAATGCGAGGCGATCAGCTCCGCCGGCCATATTCTGGTAGTCGTGCCAAGTCTTCTCATCGTGGCCGAGCGGGCCGGTGGCGGCGTCCGGATCGATGTTTGCATCTGCAATGGGAGCGTGGCCGGCGCCGCGAAGCATTTCGCGGGCCTTGTCGGATGCGGAATCCTTGGCGGCCTCAACGTCCTTCTGGAGTTGGGTCAACTGCGAATCCCGGTCCTCGACTTTCTGGGCGAGGTCCAGCCGGTCGGCGCGGAGGCTCTCGATGTCCTCCCGCAACCTGTTCTCGGTCCAGGCCTTATCGTCCTTTAGCTTGGCGATCTCCTGGCGGGCCGATTCAAAAGCATCGGCAATCTGGTCAGGGGATGACGCGATCATTTCAACGGCGGCCTCTTTTGTGGGGCGCTCTGAGTTGCTATCGATACCGAGCAAGGAAAACAATTTTCTCATGGAGTCTGGAAGGTTCAGTGGGAGTTTCTGGGATTGGTGCCGGGTTGTCAAGATAGTTTAAACATTCCTGCGGAGCGGTCGCCGGCCGTGGCCACGCACAAGCTGCCAGGGCGGCGCCGGTGGTGAGGCGGTCTGCGAGGCCGAGAGCCAGAGCTTCCTTGCCATCAACCCACCATTCCGCGGCCAGCCTCTTATCGAGAACCTCGCGGCCTGGGTTGTTCGGGCCGAGGCGGGCCTCCAATTTATCCAGCAGGGATTCGTCCATGCGGTCCAGCACCATCTTCTGGCGGGCCAGGTCCATTGCGGTTCCGCCCTCGAAGGACCGGGTGAAATGAAACATGAGCCAGCCATCGGGTGGCATGACTACCATGTCCGCCTCCAGCGCGATGTTGGCGGCCATCGAAAAGGCCATCCCGTCAATCTGGGCAATGAAGCCGGCCGGGTGGGAGCGGAGATTAGATAGGATGGCTTCGCCATCAAGGACGCTCCCGCCGGGCGAATGGATCCGCACCGTGATAGGTTCGGAAGGGTCCGCGCCCTGGATGTCCGGAAGGACGGCGGTGGCATTGGCGGTTGGTCCGCCTATCTGGTCGTAAAGAAAAATCTCACTCATCGTCTTCTGTTGGTGCGGGTGGTTGCGCCGGTTGGTCCGCCGCATCTGGGACCAGGGTTATCGGTTGGCGGAATCCGCCTTGCTCGTTCCATAGTTCAGAGACAGCCGCGCCAGGTTCCGGCAATCCGGCCGCCTCGCGGAAGTGGCGTTCATCTTCTGACTGAGGCGTCAGGGCGCCGGCCCTCACTCCCACGCCATAGCTGTCAAAGTTTTCCTTTTGGCTCGGCCCGGCCTCGGCGCCAGCGGCACCACCGCCGCCCACCGCCAGCAGTTCATCGGCGCGGATGGGGCGTTCCGGAGTGGACATCGAGGCGGCCACTTCCTCGGCGGTCTGAATTGTCCTGGCCCTTTCGGTCATATGCTCACGAAGACTCTTCCCGCGGTTGGCCTGGAATTCTTCCTCGCTCATGGCACCGGCGAGCACCTTTTCCAGATCGGCGCGTTCCTCGCGGCCATCGTCAACTGTTAGGCGGGCCGGGCGGGTGACAGTCCAGCGCATGGACTCAACCCGCGGCGCTCGCGGATCCGCCAGTCCCCAAGTGAGAACCTGGATGGCGGCGTCCGATAGGGTGCGGAATCTGTTTCTAACACTGAGCCGGGCGCGGACCACTTCGGCCCGCTCTGCTGTGCCTTGGCCGGGTGACTTCCAGACTAGAGCGTAAGCCCATCCCGCGCCGATTACAGCCTCCCGCCAGAGGCGGTCTTGGAAGTCCTCCCAGATATTGCCGGGCGATTTCTGCTGAACCACTTCCGGGCCTTCCTCCCCTCCGTTGAGGTACCAGATCCCAGGCGCTACTTGTTCCCGTGTCATCTCCTGGCCGGTGGAGGAATTGACCGCGCCCTCGAAACCTGCATCGGTAGATTGCGGAGTTCGCATCCCCTTGTTTACCAGCAGGATATTGGAAACCAGAATCTGTCTCAGGATTTCCAACTCCTTGGATTGAAGCCCCTGGAGAATATCCGACAGGGAGGCCGCGAAGGCTGGGTATCCGCGGCGCTGTTCTGAAAAGTCCTGATCGTAAATATGAATGAGGCGTTCCGCGGGGATGTCCTCGAAATCCGTTTCAGTGGTGAAGACCCGGTAGAAGACCACCCGGCCGGCGGCGTCATAGCCAACCCCGTCATCGAGCCGGGCGCCATCGTTCTGGCCCCCCATGATATACGAAGGGGAATCACTCCGCACCCGGTAGGCCGGAATCGCTGTGATGGCGTGCCGGCCGTCGCCTGGGCGAATCGTCTTTAAGAGGAAGGCCTCCCCGTCGCGGTCAATCGATTTAGAAACCATCTCCCAGAATGGCCGCCAGTGCCGCGAGTCGATATAGTCGAACTCAGAAAAGAAAACATCCTCTAGCCAATCCATGGCACGCAACCCGGCGCTTGCATCCTCGCCATGGTAGCGTGGCATGAAACTTTCTCCCACCGTCAGTTGGGCCTTCTGGGTGATGCACGCCTTGGCCGGGCCGGTATTGAAAACCACCTTGCGGGACAGGGCCGCCAGGGCGCGGCGGTCGCAAGCCGGTATGAGCTTTCTTATCGATTCGTCCCGGCGGTTGAATACGAGGCCGCGGGATGCGTCCCGGTTGACGGCCCGGGCGAACCTCTCGCCGGCGGGCCGGCCGTACTGGTCAAGGATTGTGCCCATTGCTAGAAGGTTGGAATGGTCCGGTTGAGTAGTGCGGTTCCCCCGTTGGTCAGGTTGCGGTGGAGCTTGTTGAGGATGGCTAGCATTTCCGGGCGGGTGGCCGAGAGGCGGCCGGCGGCGGATTGCCCGGCCATGGAAAAGGATGTTACCTCCAGGCGGGAGTCACCACTGATCAATTGATCGGCCAGCGCCTCACGCTTCGCGGCCACGGTGGCCAGAATCCCCGGAATGGTATTCACAGCGAGGTAGAGTTCCTGAGCCTGAGCGTCAATATCCACGGCGGTCTTCTACACTTTCAAGGATTCCAAAGCAAGCGTTAGCGCCTCGGATAGTTTCCGGCGTTCCGCTTTCGATGAAATCCCGCCGGCCACCTGGGCACCGAGGTCATCGCAGAGATCCGCCACCGTCCCCGGCCGGGCGCCGCGTTCCTCCATCAGCCGCAAGACATCCCCCAGGATCCGCGCCACCTCGGCCCGCATCTTCTCGCGCATCTTGGCCGGCGCCAGTCCCTCTAGGATGGGAGTCCATTGGTTGGGAATCTGCAGGAGATGCGAGCGGAAGATGGCCGCGATGGCTCGCCCGGCCTCCCGCGCCTCGTCCGCCGTGACCCACTTATTCTTGGCGGCGGCGGCATCCAGTTCTTTCTTGGTGGCATCGGCGGCGGCAATGCGGACCTTTTCCAATAGGAGTTGGTAGCGCAACTCCGCAACTGATGGGCCGGTGGTGGTGGTGGTTTCCTCCGGGCCCTGGATGAGCCAGTCCGGGCACCGGCGCTGGCCGAGGAGGATTTGGCGAAGCTCATTCGCATTCTCCAGCGGGTAGCCTTTGTCCCGCCATTCCCGAACCATGGCCCGGGATACCTCACCACCCAGCAGCCTGGAGAGTCTGGCCTGGGCGGCCGGTTCGGTTTCCTGAGTCATCACAGTCTGGGAATTCCCCAAGTCCTAGCCAGTGCCTAGCCAGGGAATTCCCCTGGTCATGACAGTCATGACCGGCGGTTGCTATGTTTGAGCTGGTGCATGAAATTTTCCCGCCCTGCCCCCGACAGCGCAGTCAGGCATCGAGTTGGTAGGGTTCCCACTC